TCGTCGATCACCGGCCCTGGCGTCACGCGCAGGTGGCCGGCGCGGCGCCATACGTCGTACGGGATCTGCTCGTTCTTGACGCGCTCGACGAGCGTGTCCTCCGGCAGCCAGGCGAACGTCGTGAGGCGGATGCGGTATTTGATCTTCCAGATCCGCTTGACCGTCTGCCCGTTCTCGTTCTCGTCGATCTCTACCGTCTCCTCCTTCGCGGTTGGCGGATCGTCAAACCGTTGCGCGATGGCACAGCCGGTCAGGTCGAGCTTCATCGACATGTCGAAGGCCGCCGCGCAGGGCACCCCGCTCGACGGCCGCACGGTCTCCGACCGGCAGGCGTCCCACTGGTCCGACGGGATCCAGATCGAATGGCTCTGGGTATTGTGAGTAATTAAGCCGTTCGTAATATGCGTATGAACGTCGGCGACTTCAATCCCGATCGTTTCAGTCTCGTGACTAGCCTGACTACGCGTGACGCGATCGAACAGCATCTCGTCGCCAGCGACAGGGGAGTCTGCGACGGCTTTGCATCGTAGCTGTCGAAGCGCCGTAAGTCTCGTAGCCTTCTCGGTATGCGACGGGGTCAGAACATCGACAAGAATCGCGAGCGCGGCGGCGTTATGCACTTCGAGCCGATGGCATGTTCTATCCGCTTCACGGCCTAGACGTCTATCCCTAGACCGCACGGTGCGTACCGTTGATTGAACTCCGAGCAGGGCTAATAGATGCTGGCAGTCTTTAAGTAGTGGTTCATTGATGCTTGTCCACTGAATCGACCGCGGCGTAACGTGACCGTCAGTATCAAGATAACCAGACAAGAACGCCGCCCAGGCTGACGCGCCAGCACTGAACAGTAGTGCCGGAACGCGTTTGGTATAACAGGTCTGCCCGTTCAACCCATAATGCTTCAGAAGAGTTCGGATCGGTGTCTGTCGTGGAGTCTGGCGTTTTATCGCGTGGCGAAAGTCGAAATGCGCACCATCCGGCAATGGCGCCAACTGACAGCCTCGCGCTGTCGCGAATATGCGGCAGAAGTCGATGACGCCTGGATTTGTAGCTGTTAGCCGCGGTCTTGTTGTTGTTCCGTCTCCAATCATGATACCGAGAAACTGCGCGACATCTGCCGAGACTCGACGGCCACCACGGTGTTTGATATATCCGAGGCCGACCGCTACCCGATCGCCTCGCCGAAGTTCTTGCGCCTCTACCCATTTATATATTGGCGCTGCTGCTCTTCCTGACCGCGTCCAGAACTTATGGTTGGGCGTGACGTCAATTTTTCGCCCACGCGCGGTTGCGATGTGATGAATAGGCGTGACGCCATTCGACCGAACGATCTGGACTGTGCCGATGCATAGTTCTCTAGACTGATCATCGAAGGCCAGAATACGTTCTCCGGCCAGAAGGTCACCAGCCCGTATCAAACGCCCGTCAGCCATCGTAATTAACGTATCAGCCGTCACGCACCAGCAGCAGAAGTTCAGCCGCTTCGTCCGCGCGAGCGTCGACGGCTGGTTGAGCGCCTGCCGCACGACACCGCGCAGGTACGTCGAGAGCTGCGGCAGGTCGAGGATCGCCGGGTTCACCTTCGGCCAGACGCGCTCGTCGGTCCAGTCGTCGCACGCCTTGCAGGCGTCGTCCGGCTGCGTGAGCCCGTTGGCCCGGCACGCCTCGCACGGGTCGAGCTGGCAGATGTACGGGAAGTACTCCTCGTCGACGAGCGTGCCCTCCAGCACCTTGGTGCCGTAGTCGTGCTTCGTCCAGCACACCGAAGTCTTGTCGTAGCCGGCGTTGGTAATCATGACCACCTGGCCGTCGACCTGCGTCTTAATGCCGAGCCGCATCTTCTCCGGGATGATCGCCGGCACCTCGTGCAGCTCGTCGATCAGCGCCGTGAAGACGCGCTTGTTGTCCAGGCTGCGTCCCTCAGAGGTCAGCGGCCGAAAGAAGGAGTTCCGCGCGACCCACGCCGTGTTGTACTCGCCGACGTTAAGCAGGTCTCGGAGGTCCTCCGATCGCTCGCACATCCGCTTCGCGAACTGGTAGAGATAGTTCGCCTGGTCCGAATTGACGCCGAGCGAGTAGATCTCGACGTTCGTGCGATTCGCCCCGACGAGCCGGTAGAGTCCATACCCGGCCAGTGCTGGCGTGTTATGCGTCGGGACCATCGTCTTGCCAGCGAGAAACAGATGCGATGGCGCATTAACTGCTATGCACTTCACCGGCACCGACGGTACTGGCTGCACGTCAACGATACGGCGTTCACCAGACAGTCGACGCCGTGTGTGCCGCTGATACTGCCACCGCGCCTTCCTCGTGAGTCGAAACACAGGCAGATCGTGCGGAGGATGAAACTCTATGACCCAGCACGCGGACACGTCTCGGCCATAGAGCGTCGCGCGGCGCTCGTGCACGGTGCACTTTATGCCGAGCGATACAACAAGTTCGGAAACCCCATCCGCGAGCCGTTTTTTCGTTGATGTGAATCTGCACCCTCCTGTTACTTGAAGGACCTGGCCATCCGAATCCATTAGACCCTGTAGTAACCCCAAGCGCTGATCAATAGCACTCCTGAGATAGGACGCTGGCACGTGTTTATTGCCGAAGAGACCGAGCGCGCGTAACCTTGTGGCCATCGCGACCAGTGTTGGCGCAGACGCATCCTCGCCGAGGCGCGCAGCACGTCTGCGTTCCCGCTCGCAGGCGCGGCAATGTCCATTCACTGTGTCGGTGGCGCGCGGATGTCCTCGCTGGCAGGTCTCGGTTGGTCTTCCACCTAGACGATACCGGCCTGTCTTCTCAATCGGCCCCTGTCGCTCTCCAACCGCCACACCAGCCGCAGTAAGATGCTCGATCGCCTCCAGATCCTGATCGCCAATAGTCACGCGCGCACAATCAGAATCTCCATCGCCAAGCCAGAACCCGAGCACGTATGGATCGATCGGTAGATCGGCCGACGGTAAACCGAGTGGAGCCGCTAGTGGGATGCTGTGATTTGCTGACTGATGCCGGCCGTTCGCGTAGCGCAGCGTATTCGCAATCTCGACGGTCGTTCTCAGGCCATGCTTCCATCGGCCGCGCTCTGATCGTTTAACGCCAGCAGTAGCAAGTGTTTGTCCGCGCTTAGAAAAGGTGCGTCGTTCTGTGAACCAGAGATGATCTGCGTCCGCCACAATGGCCGTGCCGTCATCGAAGACCACCCGATAACACGGTAGCCCATGTTTCACATTGGACACAGCAATGACATCAGTCGCGCGACCTAGGTCATCGAATACTTGATTGCCAACTTGTAACGCCTCAATCGTCGTCCAGCCTGTAGGCGTCGCAATTGGCGTATCGAGCGCGAGACATTTCGTACTACCCTTCCCTGTCTCCAGGTAGGCTTCCACGAACCGAAGATGTCCGTTCTCTGCGCGCTTCCAGCCGACGAGCGACCCGAGGCAGAACTGCATCCACCGGACGAGCGTGAAGGCAATCGGCCGGTCGTGCTCGTCGACGTCATCGAGCGTCAGGTAGTCCTGGAAGAATTCGAGGAGTTGCGCGACTTCACCGGGGTCGAAGTAGTAGGGGAATGCCTTCGTGCGCTCGCGTTTGCGATCATCAAGATGGCGCTGACACGCGAGATGCACGTACCGCCCGGCCACGATCCGGCCGTCGCAGACGTCCTCGGCGTACCGCGTGACCGGATCAGCCGATCGGCCGCGCCTTCGTCCCGCGACGGCTGAGGAAGCCTTCGAGCTTACTCGTCGCTTTGCCACGCCCACCGACTTTCGCACGTGCCCGCGTTCCGGCACTGAGGCACATGTCGTTGACGAACTTGCGGTATTGGTCCCATTGCATTCGCGCGTCTTTCCGCGCCTGGCGCCGTTCCTTCCATGAGAGTCCTCGACGCCGCGCATCCTTCGCGGCTTCGATCGCCGCCTCGTAGGCCGCCGCGGCGCCTTCGAGCGTCGGTCCGTCCTGGAGGGTGAGCCGCTGCTCGCCTTCCAGGAGCGCCGCAAGATCCCGCCACTTCGCTACGCCGATCTTCGTTAGCCCTATCGGTTCGGAGGGGCGGCCGAGTTCTGGCTCCGGCTCGTCGTCCGGGATCGGCCGCCTTCCAGGATTGCCGGTAATCAGTTTCAGCGCGCGCGGTTTCGGGCGACGTCCGGCCATGAAAACTTTTCAGATTACGCGAAGTTCCAATTCGCGCTGAACCGGACAAAGC